TAAAGATTTGCACAAAAATTTTCGTTTCCGTCAAATTGCGAACAATATAACCTAACAAAATCAATACGTTAGCCCAAAATATTTCCCTAAGCCCATAAATATCCCGGGTTTTTTAAGACACCCCCCACCCCTTTTCGGCGCGCTAAGTACCCCCACCCCCTTCATATTCAAAAATTGGCATAGGAGTCCCAGATTGATATATGCGAAAAATTTTTTATAATAAGACAAACAAGGTGGGTAACATGGCAATACACATAGAACCGGAGAAAGGGGTCAAGATGCGCCCCGCTCCAAAGATCAAAGACCTTGCCGTAAAGGCTGGTGCCGCTGCAGAGACCGCGAGATATCTACATGAGAAGGGCTTGGAGATAGAAGCGAATGCAGAGGACAAAGATGTTGCGGCTGCACTTGCCGTATCTTACGCAGAGAACCCTGACAAAACATCTAAAGCAGCTACACCGAAACGGGTGGCTAACTTGACTCCTGCAACACTGCTGATGACGGACAGGATACTCAAGGACTTCGGACACTCCGTGGTCAAGTCAGCGACACAGGTGCGACATCTTGTCACTAATAAGCTGATCGAAGAGACTGAGAACCCTGATCCACGGATACGCATACGGGCGTTGGAGCTGCTGGGTAAGATCAGTGACGTGGGTTTGTTCGCAGAGAAGTCAGAGGTGACAATAACACACCAGACGACAGACGACCTGAAGGATAGACTGCGGGAGAAGCTGACACGGCTTGTAAATCCCGAACCAGTAGAAGAAGCCATCGTGATAGACGGCACATCTATAGATGTGGATAAAGAATTAGGGTTAGACGATGAGTGACTTGGCTGTCCTCGCTAAGGACATGGATTTCTCAGAGGCTGACATCCAGCACATGCTGGACAACTTGGACTCATTCAGCCCTGAAGAGCTGGACGAGATCGACAAGATTGTCGGAGAACTCTCCACGAGAAATGCTAACAAGTCTGCGCATGATGACCTGATAGAGTTCTGTAAGCGGATGCAGCCTGACTACAAGGTGGGTAGGCACCACCGGATACTAGCAAACAAGTTGATGGCGCTAGAGGACGGGTCAGCAGACCGTGTGTGCGTCAACATACCCCCACGTCACGGCAAATCGCAGCTCGTGTCTATATTCTACCCAGCGTGGTTCCTTGGGAGAAACCCGACAAAGAAGGTGATGATGGTGTCCCACACCACAGACCTCGCGGTAGACTTCGGACGGAAGGTGCGTAACCTGATAGACGTGGATGACTATAAGGAGATATTTCCAGATGTATCACTCGCGGTGGACAGTAAATCGGCTGGTAGATGGAATACGAACTTTGGGGGTGAATACTTCGCATGTGGTGTCGGCTCTGCACTGGCTGGGCGTGGTGCTGATTTGCTTCTTGTGGATGACCCACACTCCGAGCAAGATATCATCAACGGCAACTTTTCAGTTTTTGAAAAAGCATATGAATGGTTCACATTCGGAGCGCGTACTCGACTAATGCCCGGTGGGCGTGTGGCTATCGTGCAGACCAGATGGCACATGGACGACCTGACAGGGCGCGTAACTAACGACATGGTCAAGAACGAGCTGGCTGACCAGTACGAGATCGTGGAGTTCCCTGCGATTCTCGACGCAGATGACGAGAATGGGAAGCCAATAAAGAAGCCCTTGTGGCCTGAGTTCTTTGATTTGGCTGCTCTAGAGCGTACAAAAGCCTCTATGCCTGCGTTTCAGTGGAATGCGCAGTACCAACAGCAGCCTACAGCCGAAGAAGCGTCCATAATCAAGCGAGAATGGTGGGGAATATGGCCCCACGACAACCCTCCGCCCGTAGAATACGTAATTATGTCCCTCGACGCAGCCGCAGAGAAGCATAACCGTGCCGATTTCACCGCACTTACCACGTGGGGCGTGTATTTTAACGAGGATGAGAACGCTCATCACCTAATTTTGCTGGATTCTATCAAAGAACGCCTAGAATTTCCCGAATTAAAGGCAATGTGTATGGACGAGTACCGCAAATGGGAGCCAGATGCGTTCATTGTGGAGAAAAAGTCCGCCGGAACGGCTATATATCAGGAAATGCGGCGTATGGGGCTACCCGTACAGGAGTATACACCCCACCGTGGGACAGGTGACAAGCTCGCAAGGCTTAATTCTGTGGCAGATATCATTGCATCGGGCATGGCGTGGGTGCCAGCTACCCGCTGGGCAGACGAGCTAGTTGAGGAGATCGCTGGGTTTCCGTTCATGTCTAACGATGACTTGGTTGATAGCACTGTGATGGCACTACTGAGGTTCCGTCAGGGCGGGTTTATTCGTCTTCCGACTGACGAGTGGGACGACGAGGCTCCTTACTACCGGAAGAGAGAATACTATTAACGTAGGCTTCGCATATTCGTCTATCGCTACACAGGATAAGAAGTTGTCCTGTATCACTGTACGCAGCCCAACGGTTACCATTTTCCAAGATACGAACCAAGGTAGTAGATTCCTAGCACAACGATAAGCACAGCCATGCCTATACCCGCCGCAGTCGCTAGTGCTTCCATCTGTTCTTCGCGTTTTTGCTCTGCAGCGCGTCTTGCAGCGGCTCTTTGCTTCCTAGCTTCGGCTTGCCACTGTATCCACCTATCCCATTGGCCAGGTCTTCCATACAAACGGATATAAGATTCGAGTTCTTTGCGCTGTTCTCTGATTTTTTCGAGCTGTTGAAACTCTTCCCAGTCGCCTTCAGAGCCACCAGCGATAGCTGTGAAAGGACTGTTCTTCTTTTTCTGTACGGCTTCCTTGAGGTCTTCCTCTGCTGTGAGGAATTTACCAACATTAGACATAAGGTCTGCAGTCTCTTTGCCGTTAGAGATGCAAGTTTTTATCACCGAGTAGGCCGCGTTGGCGGCGGCAATAGTCTCTAAGATAGCCATAACCTATCTTTCTATGAGTCTATCCAGTTTCCCTTCTAAACGGTCAAGACGGTCAATGACACGATCCATGTCGGATTGTTGTCGGGCTACAGATACATACTCTTTGGCAACTTCCTCACGAGTACGGTTTAGTAGAACAGTCACACGTTTTAATTCGTCGTGTTGTTGCTTACACCACCACCCACCTATGGCGATTATAAGACCGATAAGCAAATCTATATAACTTGCCATTTCCATGAATACACCTCACTGCTCTCAGACAACTTTACACAAAATAGCGTTTTGATTCAACACGTGTTTGTGGTACGATGGGGCATGTAAGATGGATTCGTTTCATTTTTATGCTCCTCCCTGAACTAAGAGGTCTTTATGACCTCTTTTTTCTCGTTATACTACGGGATGAGGCGCAACTCTCCCTTTAGCGTCTCAAGGCGAGGCAGCTCCTCCCCACCAAATGGGTCTGCCTCGCCACTAGACGTGCTGTAGTACTTTCTGCTACTATGGCTTTGTGTACACATTTAGGAGACTGTAATGGCTGTCGAGAAACAGATGGAGCCATCAGACTTAGACATCGAAGGCACAGACGCACAAGAGATTGAAGTAGAGATTGTCAATCCCGATGCCGTGTCCATTGGTACTGACGACGGTGGGATGATAATTGACTTTGAAGGTAGCTTGACTGAAGAGCTTATTGGCCCTGAACACGATGCTAACCTAGCCGATTTCATCGATGAAGCTATTCTGCAGTCTATGGCATCTGAGCTTGTAGGTGATTTTGAGTCTGATCGTGAATCTCGACAGGATTGGGCGAGAGCCTACGTCAAAGGTCTTGATCTGCTGGGTATGAAGATTGAAGAGCGCAGCCAGCCGTGGCAGGGTGCTTCTGGTGTATTCCATCCAGTCCTAACCGAAGCAGTTGTTCGATTCCAAGCGCAGGCAATGGGAGAGTTGTTTCCTGCATCTGGCCCTGTACGCACGAAGATCATGGGTAAATTGACTCCTGAAAAGATGGATCAGGCTGACAGAATCCAGACAGAGATGAACTATCTTCTGACTGAAGAAATGACAGAATACCGCGACGAGACTGAGCAGATGTTGTTCAAGCTACCTCTTGCGGGTTCAGCGTTTAAGAAAGTTTACTATGATCCACTAGAAGATCGCCCTGTGGCTATGTTTGTCCCAGCGGAAGACTTCGTTGCGTCCTATGGTGCGTCAGACCTTGCGTCTTGCCCACGGTACACGCACATAATGAAGAAGACCTCTAACGAGATACTAGAGCTACAGGTTGCAGGGTTCTACCGTGACGTGGACTTACCAGACCCAGAACCAGATTTCTCAGACATCCAAGAAAAATATGACGAGCTTGATGGGGAGCATGCAGTCATAGAAGATGATGATCGGCATACAATCCTTGAGATGCATGTCACCATGAACATGCCAGAAGAGTTTGACGATCCAGACGGTATTGCACGTCCTTACGTCATCACTATCGACAAGACTTCCCGTGAGATTTTAGCAATCAGACGGAATTGGTATGAAGATGACGCAAAGAAAAAGAAACGACTCCACTTCGTTCATTACAAATATTTGCCGGGACTTGGCTTCTATGGAACGGGACTTATCCACCTTATCGGGGGATTGGCTAAGTCTGCGACTTCAATACTGCGTCAGCTCATTGATGCTGGTACATTATCTAATTTGCCAGCAGGTCTTAAAGCTCGTGGTCTCCGCATCAAGGGTGATGACACGCCTCTTATGCCGGGCGAGTTCAGGGATGTGGATGTTCCGGGTGGGGCTATACGTGATTCGATTACGTTCATCCCTTATAAGGAGCCGTCAGGCGTACTCTACTCGTTACTTGGAAACATTGTCGAAGAGGGCAGACGTATTGGCTCAGTTGCGGACATCCAAGTAGGCGACATGAACTCACAGGCACCTGTGGGTACGACTTTAGCCCTAATGGAGCGATCTATGAAGGTGATGAGTGGTGTGCAGGCACGTATGCATGCATCCATGAAAAACGAGTTACGATTACTAGCACGTATCATCCGTGACTATATGCCAGCCGAATACGCATACGAGATGGACGGTGACTTTGATCGTCAACGTGATTTTGACGCTCGTGTGGACGTAATTCCTGTTTCCGATCCTAATGCTGCAACCATGTCCCAAAGAATCATGCAGTATCAAGCGGCGTTGCAGCTATCCCAACAAGCCCCCCAGTTGTATGATATGGGTAAGCTGCATCGTCAAATGCTAGAAGTTCTTGGTATTCAAGACGCAGATGACATCATCAAACTACCAGAAGATATCAAACCTGCTGATCCTGTGACTGAGAACATGATGCTCTTGAAACAAGAGCCAGTCAAAGCCTTCAAGTACCAAGACCACGAGGCGCATATCGCAGTCCATATGGCTGCAATGCAAGACCCGAAGATGCGAGAGCTGGTTGGTCAATCACCGTTCGCACAAGCGATTGGTCAGGCTATGGCAGCACACGTTACAGAACACGTTGCGTTCCAGTACCGCCGTGAGATTGAGAAGATGCTTGGCGTAGAAATGCCAAATGAAGATCAACCGCTACCAGAAGATATTGAAATAGAAGTCTCTCGCTTGGCAAAAGATGCCGCAGAAAAGCTACTTCAGAAAGACCAGATGGAAGCGCAACAGCAGCAAATCCAACAACAGCAGCAAGACCCAGTTGTCCAAATGCAGCAGATGGAATTGCAGATGAAACAGCAAGAGTTGCAGCATAAAATCCAAATGGATACAGCTAAACTACAGCTTGATGCAGAACGTATTTCCGCCGAGAACCAACGCGAAGGGGCGCGTCTTGGTGTGAAACTTGCCACCGATCTGGACAAATCACAACGTGAAGACCAGAAAGAAGGCGCAAGACTTGGTATTGAAATAGCGAAGGAGTTGACGAAGGGAGATGGATGACATTTTCACGCTGTTAAAGCGGAAGATCGATGAGTATGAGGAAGATATAAAGAACTTTCTCGCGTCAGGGCAAGCTGAAGACATGGCGATGTATAATCGTATCGTAGGGAGAAACGAGGCACTTCAGTTTGTAAAACAAGACCTAAGCGAACTTGAGAAGAGATATATTGAACAATAACATCTTTTCAGGTAATCTCTAACTTGGGAGAACTTCGTGGATAGTCCACGCAAGGTATCTGTGAACCTATAATCACTGCAAGGTAAAGTATGTATACTGCAAACAAGGAAACAGAGGACAAGGTAGCCTCTAAACTACCTAAACCACAAGGATACAAAATCCTTATTGGCGTACCAGAAATGAGTGACAAGACCGAAGGTGGGGTTATTATGCCAGACGGTCTTAAATCTGCAGAAGAAACAGCATCTATTATTGGTTTTGTAATGGCATTAGGCCCAGATGCGTATGCAGATGAATCAAAATTTCCAAATGGGGCTTTCTGTAAAGAAGGTGACTTTGTAATCTTTCGATCCTATTCAGGCACTCGATTCAAGATTCATGGAAAAGAGTTCAGACTTATTAACGACGACACTGTAGAAGCAGTAGTCGATGATCCACGGGGGTACGCAAGAGCATGAATAATTTAGCAGAAGAACAAGAGTTCGAAGAAGAAACAGTCGCAGAAGCTATTGAAAAGGCTCAAGGAAGTCCGATAGCCACTGAAGACGATGATGACGGTTTCGAGATTGAAGTTGTAGACGACACGCCTGACGAAGACAAAGGTAAGCCTCGCCGTGCCGAAAACGCTGAACCACAAGTTCCTAGTGATGATGAAGTTGAGAAGTATAGCGAGGGTGTACAAAAGCGCATCAAACAACTTAAATTTGAGTACCATGAAGAACGCCGTGCGAAAGAAGAAGCAGCGCGTCTTCAGGAAGAAGCCTTAAAGTACGCACAGCAGATACAGCAAGAAAACGAGAAACTTCGTAAGACCTTGGAAGAAGGCGAAGGTGTTCTTGTTAATCAAGCCAAAGGTCGCGTAGCTGCAGAGCTTGATAAGGCAAAGGCTGCGTACAAAGCTGCTTACGAGTCTGGCGATCCTGATGCTTTGATTGAGGCACAGGAAAAGCTAACAATACTGCAAAACGAAAAGATTCGATACGAAAACTACAAGCCGCAGCCTCGCCGAGAGCAGCCTGTAGCACAGCCGCAGTATCAGCAGCAAACACCACAGCCACCAAAGCCAGATCAACGTGCGTTGGACTGGGCTGCAAAGAACGATTGGTTCGAGAAAGACCCTGAAATGACAGGGTACGCTTACGGACTACACGAGAAGCTCGTTAGAAACGGTGTTGATCCGAGAAGCGAAGAGTATTACAATCAAATTGACAACGCGGTTCGCCGCGTGTTCCCAGATAAGTTTGATGATGGGCCTGTAATTGAGGAATCTGCACCCCAACGTCAAGCTGGCAACGTGGTTGCCCCTGCCGCTCGAAGTGGCAAAAAACCACGCAAAGTGCAACTGACCTCAACGCAGGTCGCTCTCGCCAAGCGGCTTGGTCTGTCAAATGAACAATATGCGGCGCAATTAATGAAGGATATGAAATAATGTCGAACCGAAACTCACGCACTACAGAGACCCGCGAAGCGGATCAACGCAAGGTGTCATGGTCGAGACCTTCGATGTTACCTGTCCCCGAACCCAGACCCGGTATTGAATATCGTTGGATTCGCACATCAACACTTGGACAGAGTGACAACACGAATGTTTCTTCTAGATTTCGTGAGGGATGGACACCTGTTCGTGCAGAAGATCATCCAAACCTTCAAGTTGTGTCTGATATCGATTCTCGATTTACAGACAATATTGAGGTCGGTGGGTTATTGCTTTGTCAGAACTCAACCGAAAACGTGCAAGCTAGACGTGATGAACAGAATCGTCAGGCCAAAAGCCAGATGCAGGCTGTTGATAACAGCTACTTGCGCAACTCAGACCCTCGTATGCCCGTTCTGAATCCAGAGCGAAGCACACGATCATCGTTTGGCAAGTAACCTTTCGGGGGAGCTTGCTTTGGTTGAAACTCAGATTGTGAGGAAATAGAGCTATGGCTACTACAGCAGCTCCTTATGGCCTACGTCCAGTCCGCAGTGCGGATGGTAAGCCATACGCTGGGGCAACGTCCCAGTATCTCATCGATCCTGCAGGTGAAGCAACTAACCTATTTTATGGGCAAGCTGTCATCATCGGGGCCGATGGGTATATCGCGCTGGCAACTGGTACAGGTGCAGACCTGACCACGAACAGCATTTCAGGCACAACAGGCGTTGGCGCAATTGGCGTTTTCGTAGGTTGTGAATATGTAAACTCTTCAGGCCAAACAGTTCAGGCTCAGTACTATCCATCAGGCACATCTAATGGTGGTGCGATTAAAGCCTACGTGGTTGACGATCCAAACGTACTATTCCAAGCGCAGCTTGATGGTGCAGGAGCGCAAACCGTAATTGGTGCAAACACATTCTTTGCAGCGGCACAGACTACCTCAACAGGCGACACAGCCTATGGTAACTCTACATCTGCATTGGATGCGACTGTAAAAACAGCAGCGGCTGCATTCCGCATCGTTGCTCATGTGTCACCTGCAAGTGATGCGTTCCCAGATGTACTTGTTAAGTTCAATCCGGGCGCACACCAGATGACAAACAATACTGGCTTATAAGGAGATTAGACTATGGCTATTTCACGCGCCCAGCTCCTTAAAGAGCTACTACCCGGTCTGAATGCTCTATTCGGTCTTGAGTACGACAAGTACGAGAACGAGCATGCAGAGATTTACGAAACTGAAAACTCAGAGCGTAGCTTTGAGGAAGAAGTCAAATTGTCAGGATTTGGCGCAGCCCCAGTGAAAGCTGAAGGCCAAGCTATTTCATACGACAATGCACAAGAATCGTTCACAGCTCGCTACAACCACGAAACGGTTGCAATGGGCTTCTCTATCACTGAAGAAGCGATGGAAGACAACTTGTACGATTCACTATCTGCTCGCTACACCAAAGCACTAGCTCGTGCTATGGCGTACACAAAGCAGGTAAAAGCGGCTTCTTTGTTGAACACAGGTTTTGACACTTTCACTTCAGGTGACGGTTCATTCTTGTTTGCAACAGATCACCCAACTACTGAAGGCGGTACAAACTCTAACCGTCCAGCAGTCGCAGCCGACTTGAACGAAACATCGCTTGAGCAAGCGGTTATCGATATCGCAGCGTTCACTGACGAACGTGGCCTATTGATTGCAGCTCGCCCACGCAAGTTGATCGTTCCACCTGCGCTTATGTTCGTGGCGACTCGTTTGCTACAAACAGAACTACGCACAGGTACAGCGGATAACGACATCAACGCATTGCGTTCGAATGGTTCGATCCCTGAAGGCTACCGTGTCAACCACTACCTAACTGACACAGATGCGTTCTTCATCACTACAGATGTTCCAAACGGCATGAAGCACTTTGTGCGTACAGCTATGGCGACATCTATGGACGGTGACTTCGACACAGGTAACGTGCGCTACAAAGCGCGTGAGCGTTACTCATTCGGCGTATCTGACCCACTAGGTATCTACGGTTCACCGGGTGCTGCATAAGTTCAATTGAACTTTTAGAGGGGGCTGTTAACGCAGCCCTTTCTTTTTTTCTGGAGTATGCTATTCTGCGTTTGGGGCAACATTAGCCTTGCAGACAGGATTCCGCCCCACCTGACGTTGCACAGACTGCTAGGCAAAACCTTGTGCAAAGGGTATTAATATGGCTTCAACTACATTCTCAGGCCCAGTGACATCTACTAATGGTTTCGTTGGCGACATCAAAGTTCCTACATACACTGTTGCGAGCGCACCATCTGCTTCTGATGCAGGCGCAGGCACATTGATCTATGTATCAAACGGTGCAGCAGGTTCAGCAATTTTGGCTTTCTCTGACGGAACAAACTGGAAGCGTTCTGACACAGGCGGCACAATCGCAGCAGCATAAGGGGGTGACCGATGAGTAGGTTTAAGCCTCCCAGTGTTGAAGAGTTAGCAGCTCGTGGTCTTGATCCAGATGGCAATCCACTAAAGACTACAAAGGTTCGCGCTCGTAATGAAGACGGTACGCTGAAAGCAGATGATCCTTCTACTCCTGATGTAAATGAGGCATGGGAAGAAAAGCCTGTTAAAAAGAAGCGTGGTCGTCCGCCAAAGAAAAAGGACTAACGTATGCGCTCTGATGTACAATCCAAACGCTTAACGGCTACGGGGTCAGCGGGTGTTGGCCCTGCGCGTATTCGTCAGATACAGGTTCTAACAACAACTGGTGCGCCTCGCTTAACTATCAAAGATGGGAATGGCGGTGCTACAGTTCTTGATTTGGACTTTATCGCGTCTGACTCTCACTCAGTAAACATTCCGTCTGACGGCATTCGTGTCAGCGACATCTATGTTTCTGCATTCACAAACATCACCGCTATGACGGTGTTCTATAATTAAGAGGTTCTCATGGCTCGTGAAGTAAGTTCTATATCTAGGGTCGGTACTAGCGAGCCGTTTGAGCTTCAAGTTGCTCGTGGGCAGGTTGCTTATCACGAGTCAGTTTACAAGTTTGGTAACAATGCGGTAGTTGCAAATGTAACAGAAACCATATGGCAACAAGGCGGTTTATACTCATACTTGTCTGCGGCCTCTGTTTTAAAGGTTTCAAGTAGTTCTGCCAATGATACATCGGCAGGGACAGGGGCCAGAACTGTTGAATTGTTTGGCTTGGATGGTGACTACAATGAAATCAATGAGGTGGTTACCTTAAACGGACAAACTGCGGTAAATAGCACACAGTCTTATCTTCGTATAAATCGGATGATTGTGCGATCCGCAGGTTCTGGCGGTTCTAACGCTGGTATAATATATGCAGGCACGGGAACTGTAACTACGGGTGTCCCTGCCAACATTTACGCCACCATTAACGGTGACGGTACAAACCAGACTTTAATGGCGTTGTGGACTGTACCCGCAGGCTATACAGGTTATCTGATGCAGTACGATGTTTCCAACGGTACGACATCTAATACACCTGCCGTGTGTAAATTGACATTGGTAGCTAGACCGTTTGGAGAGGTGTTTCAGAGTAAAGATGTTAAGTCTCTTACAACGGGGATGCACATCGAAAACACCTTGATTGTTCCGGTAAAATTTACTGAAAAAACGGACATAGAAGTACGGGCTGTTTCGTCTTCAGCAAGTGTTACCTTTGACATATCTGCGGCTTTTGAGATCATCTACATTAAAAATGGGGATACTCTGTAATGCCTGAAAAGAAAAAGAAAGATAGTCGCTTAGAACGTGCAGGGGTTAGTGGATACAACAAACCCAAACGCACACCGAATCACCCCACCAAGTCACACATCGTTGTGGCTAAACAAGGTGATAAGGTTAAGACTATCCGCTTTGGACAACAAGGTGTGAAGACAAATCAGACTGTAGGGCAGCGCAAAGCCTTTAAATCTCGTCACGCAAAGAACATCAGCAAGGGCAAGATGTCTGCAGCTTATTGGGCCGATAAAGTTAAGTGGTCGCCAAGTAAGACAAAGTCTAGCTCAACTAAGTGGAAGAAGGGTTCATGACCATCTCTCGCGCACAGATGGGTAGTCAGCTAACGGGAAACAGAATGCCAGTTAAAAAAGTAAAAGGTGGTTATAAGTTCGGAAGCTCAGGTAAGGTTTACCCTACCCGTGCAGGTGCGGAGCGTCAGCAACGTGCGGCTTACGCCAACGGATACAGAGGTATGGCTGCTGGCGGCAAGGTTCCATCAGGGTATCATCGTATGCCTGACGGTAGCATTATGAAAAATTCTGCCCACAAGATGGGTCATGGTGGTAAAGTTCCTACTGGGAACGATGCGAAAGACCTTGAACTATGCCGCATGGGAAAAGGCGGCAAGACCAAGAGTAAGGTCAATGAAGCAGGTAATTATACTAAACCCAGTATGCGTAAGCGTCTGTTTAATAAGATTAAAGCTGGCGGCAAAGGTGGCAAACCGGGACAGTGGTCAGCTCGTAAGGCTCAAATGTTGGCGAAGCAATACAAGGCAGCAGGGGGTGGTTATAAAGATTAATGGCACTGAAGAAGTCACAGAAAAGCCTCAAGTCTTGGACAAAGCAGAAATGGCGTACTAAAAGTGGCAAACCGTCTACCCAAGGTGCTAATGCTACTGGTGAACGGTATCTACCTTCTTCGGCTATTAAGTCTCTTAGCAGCAGTGAGTATGCAGCTACCACAAGAGCAAAACGACAAGGCACTAAGGCAGGTAAGCAGCATGTGGCTCAACCTAAAAAGATTGCAAAGAAAACCAAACGACACAGAAGTGTAGTTACATAGGACAAGATCATGGCAGTAGTAACACCAGACCTACCAGAACTTTTCGAGGAAGCCTATGAACGGGCGGGTCTTGAGATGCGCTCTGGCTATGACCTTAAAACGGCTCGTCGGAGCCTTAACCTTTTAACATTGGAGTGGCAAAACCGTGGCCTTAATCTCTTCACTATTGAAGCTGGTACGTTATCCATTACGGCTGGCACAGCGACTTACACATTACCTGCGGACACGATTGATCTCATCGAACACCAAGTCCGAACAGGTACAGGTACAAGTCAAACCGACACCGCCCTCGAAAGGATCAGTGTCTCAACCTACGCGCAGCAAACAAACAAAAACACGCAAGGTAGGCCGACCCAAATCTACGTCCAAAGGCTCCCAACGGAAGTCAAAGTAACTCTGTGGCCTGTGCCTGATGCGTCAACTACATACACTTTGTTTTACTATAGATTGAAGGGTATTGATGGATTGTCTTCTGGCATTGGTGGTGATGTATCTACTGTTCCTCCTCGTTTCGTTCCGGCTCTAGTTTCTGGCATGGCTTACTATCTTTCTATGAAGAAGCCTGAAGCTGCAGGCCGCTCACAGGCACTGAAGCAAGAATACGAGTTCCAGTTCCAGCTTGCGTCTGGTGAGGATGAAGAGACAGCATCAATCAAGTTTGTTCCATATGATACTTTTGTGATGGGTGGCGGATGAGTTACGCGAGAGGCAAATACGCTTATGGTTTCTGTGATAGGACTGGCTTTCGCTATCCTTTGAAAGACCTCGTGCCTGAGTTTCGAAACGGGCATAAGACTGGTTTTTTGATTGGCAGAGATGTTGTAGACCCAGATCAACCACAGAACTTCTTGGGACGTATTAAGATCAATGACCCACAGTCGTTGTTGAATCCAAGACCTGATACATCCCAAGATGAAAGCAGAGAGTTGTTCGGTTGGAATCCTGTTGGGAATCCAGCGCAATATATGGTAGGCTCTGTAGGAAGAGTTACCGTCACCACAACGGAAGGATCGTAATATGGCTGGCCCTAGCAAAAGACTTGGTAAAGGTAAGAACCGCTTGAAGTTTGAGGATGTCTCTCCACGAGCGGAAAAAGAAGAGCAAGAGATGCTCGACAAGAAGATGTATGGCGGCAAGATGAAGAAACCTGTCGCTATGAAGGCTGGCGGTAGCCTTAAAATGGTAGAGAAGAACGGAGAAAAGGTTCCTTTCTATGCGGCAGACGGCGTTGGCAAAATGGGCTACGGTGGGAAAGCTAAGAAGATGAAATACGGGGGCAAGTGCCGTGGTATGGGTGCAGCAACTCGTGGCGGTAACTTTATGAGAGATGGATAAGTTCAAATGAACTATTCTGAGTTAGTACAGGCGATCAAGGACTACACTGAGAATAACGAGACTACATTCGTTTCTCAGATTCCTACGTTTGTTCAGCAGTCTGAAGAAAAGATACACCGCACTGTGCTAATCCCAGAGCTGCGGAAGAACGTCACCGCCAACATGACGGCTAGTAACAGGTTCCTTGCAAGACCCTCAGACTTCCTGTCTCCGTTTTCTATTGCTGTAATTGATGGTGATGGAGACTATACATACCTTCTGCCGAAGGATGTTAACTTTGTTCGTGAGGCATATCCGAACAAGACGACGACTGGTCTTCCAAAGTATTATGCAGAGTTTGATGGAGATGTTCAGTCAACATCATCTCCGGGTCACTTCATCCTTGGCCCTACGCCAGACGCTGCGTATGAAGTTCAATTGCACTATTACTTTGATCCACCCTCTATTGTCACCTCAAGTACTTCTTGGCTTGGTCAAAACGCAGAAGAAGCATTGCTGTATGGCTCATTAGTCGAGGCGTATATCTTTATGAAGGGCGAGCCTGATGTTCTTGGCATGTATCAGCAGAGGTACAGCGAAGCCATGCAGCGTCTAATGGTTCTTGGCGAAGGGCGACTAAAGCGAGATGACTATCGTGATGGTCAGCCACGAGTGGAGATGTAAATGTTTAAGATAAACCTAGACGTACCTCAACATGAGAACTTGGTGGACATCAGAACCACTGAGGGTCGTGGGTTTACCCCAGATGAACTTGCGGAACAGTGTGTCCAAAAGATCATATCGGTCTCCGATAATGCCCATCCGGGTGTTAGAGACCAAGCCCGTGCTTTCTCAAAGCACATTGAAAAGCTGATTGCATATTATATGCGACAAGCTATTCGCAGTGACCGCACAACTGTGTATAATGCACTTAATGATGCGGGGCATCCCGAACTGGCTGAACTCATAAGGAGACTTTAATATGGCCTTTACTGGAAACTACATGTGTACTTCTTTCAAGAAAGAGCTTCTTGAAGGTGGACATAACTTTTTGAACTCAGGTGGCGACACCTTTAAACTAGCACTGTATGACAACAATGCGTCATTTACGGCGGCTACAACCGATTATACGGCGACTGACGAAGTAGGTGATTCAGGTTCTTATGCTGCTGGTGGTGGTACATTGACTCGTGTTGACCCTGCAACATCTGGTACGACAGCTTACACAGACTTTGATGACCTGACCTTCACGTCAGCGACAATCACTGCGCGTGGTGCGTTGATCTACAATACAACTGAAGGTGCTGGCACAGGCACAACAAACACCGTTGTTGTTCTTGACTTTGGTGCAGACAAAACTTCTACATCTGGGGATTTCCAAATTGCGTTTCCAACGGCTGATGCCTCAAACGCAATCATCCGTATCGCCTAAGTTGTAGCTATTAGGAGATTGTTGCGATGGCTCTAGTTGTAAAAGATCGTGTAAAAGAAACCACTGCGACGACAGGCACGGGAACCTTAACTTTGGCAGGTGCCGTCACAGGGTTTCAGTCCTTTTCGTCTGCACTGTCTGATGGAGACACAACATACTATGCCATCTTTGAAAGTAGCACAGGTGAGTGGGAAGTTGGGCTTGGTACATTTACCGCGTCAGGTACAACGCTTGCTAGAACAACAGTCTTAGCCAGTTCAAACTCAGGATCAGCGGTAAACCTTACTGCTGGTTCTGCCGAAGTATTTATCACGCAGCCTGCCACAAAGGCCGCATATTTCGATGGGTCTGGTGATTTGGTTCTTAATCAAGACCCAACATCTAATTTGCAAGCCGCGACGAAGCAGTATGTAGACACGATTGCAGCAGCAGGTTTGCACTACCATGATCCTGTTCGTGTTGAGCAGGAAGGCAACCTCAACGCTACTTATGACAACGGTACAAGCGGTGTAGGTGCTACGCTTACCAACGCAGGGACTCAAGCTGCACTTGTTATTGATGGCGTGACAATGGTCTTGAATGACCGTGTTCTTATCTATGAACAAACAAACGCAGCGCATAACGGCGTATACACAGTCACCAACGTAGGTTCTGCAAGCACAAACTGGGTTCTTACTCGTGCGACTGATGCGGACAGCTATGGCCCATCAGACCCTGATGCTTTGGGTCAAGGGGATGCATTCTTTGTTCAAGAAGGTGCAGCAGGTGCTGGTGAAACCTATGTGATGACAACCGAAGGTACGATTACCTTTGGGACAACGGACATTACGTTCTCACAGATTTCTGCCACGCAGATTTACTCAGCAGGTAACGGCCTTACTCTTACAGGCACAACCTTTGCAGCGGGTGCAGGCACAGGTGTTACGGTCAATGCTAATGACATTGCGATTGGTCAGGACGTTGCAACAACCGCTTCACCGACTTTTGCTGGTCTGACAACAACAGCAGATATCAACTTCGGCGACAACGACAAAGCCATCTTCGGCGCAGGGTCTGACCTACAGATTTACCATGATGGGTCTAATAGTTATATTTCAGATCAAGGCACTGGCGATTTAAGAATACTTGCAGGAGAGTTCAGTGTTAAATCTGCAAGTGGTAATACTGACATGATTTATGCCGTTAACGGCGGCGCAGTAACCTTATATAACAACGGCAACACCAAACTCGCCACCACCAGCACAGGCGTAGACATCACGGGTAATATCGCTGTGTCTGGCACTGTTGATGGTCGTGACGTTGCAACGGATGGTACAAAGCTAGACGGAATTGAAGCGAGTGCGGATGTCACGGATACCGCGAATGTAGTTGCTGCTCTTACGGCAGGTACTAACATAACAATCGCAGGTGACGGTACAATTAGTTCCACTGACACCAACACTACCTACAGCGCAGGCACAGCACTCGATCTATCTGGTACGACTTTCAACGTAGATTTAAGCGAACTCACAACGTCAACAGCAGATGGTGACGGAGATTTCTTTGTAGTCGTTGACTCAGTAAACGCTCAGAAAAAGCTGACCAAGGGCAATATCAACATCAGCGGATTTAATAATGATGCTGGATATACAACAAACGTAGGTGACATTACTGGCGTTACAGCAGGGTCGTTTCTTACAGGTGGTGGAACCTCTGGTACGGTTACAGTTAACGTCGATGCAACATCTGCAAACACAGCATCTAAAGTTGTTGCAAGGGACAGCTCTGGGAACTTTAGTGCAGGTACGATTACTGCGACATTAAACGGGAACGCAAGCACTGCAACGTCTGCAACGTCTGCGACAAACGCCGACACAGTAGACAGTCTTCATGCCTCACAGTTCTTGCGTAGTGATACGGCAGACACAACAAGTGGAAACTTGACGATTGCAACAAGTGGTAGCCCCACATTTACGGTCGAAACAACTGCTTCACAGGCACAAGATGCACTCATAAAAATCGCTGGTGCAAGGACAGCTTCAAGCACATCAAACATTGGTATGGTTGAGTTTGTCAATGACACTACATCATCGTACACACTTGCCCAAATTGCCGCTCAAGACCCTTCAGCCGCACATGCTAATGGTAACGGTAGGTTAATATTTAGAACATCATCAGGCGGCACACTGTCAGATAAGCTAGTTATTCCGCATACTGGCGATTTAACTTACGACGGGAACGAAGTCTGGACATCAGGTAATGACGGCTCTGGGAGTGGCCTAGACGCAGATACCGTTGATGGCATTCAAGCAAGCAGCTTCTTGCGTAGTGATGCAGCGGATACAGCTACAGGTAATCTTACCCTCAACGGGACTGTGACATTTGGTTCAGCTTTAGATATTAATGGCCAGTATTTAGACAATGTTGAAGACATCTATCTGCGTGACAAACTATTCCACGATGGTGACGTAGATACTTATCTTGGGTTCGGCACAAACACCATTACTCTTGCCACAGGCGGCTCATCTGAAATCACAGTTAACACCACAGGTGTACGTCTAGGCGACACAGGCAACGGCTACTTCCAACCTGTCACTGGCACCTACGGCTCTATCCAGATTGATGGTGGTGCGCATACTGGATGGGAAGGCTACAGTATTGGTGGTCGTGCTGTGTTTATGCATAATAATAGCACTACTACTGGCATTTATAACGACGTAGATAATGAATGGTTACTCAATTGTACTCACAACGGCGAGACTTATCTTTATTACAATGGGTCAACCAGATTTAATACCACCAGCACTGGAGTGAACGTAACAGGTACGGCGGAAGTCGATACTCTACAATTTTCTGATGGCTCTACACAAACGTCCGCAGGGGCATCTACGGGCAAGGCAATCGCAATGGCAATCGTGTTTGGATAGGTAGATGTTTGGCTTCACCCCATATTCACAGGCTGCATTTAGCGACGATGGTGTCGTAAATGTAGCAGTGAGTCTAACGGGTGTAGCTGCAACAGGCGAAGTCGGTGACGCGGAAGGCAAAATTATTGCGCTTGTTGCTGTTACTGGTCTTGAGGCAACAGGGGCCGTAGGTCAGATTGAGGCACCGAACACTGGTGTTATACCAACAGGTGTTGAGGCCACTGGCGGCATTGGCGATTTGTCCATTGTTGGTGACTCTACGCTTACTCCAATTGAACCATTAGGTTTTGCTACGGGTAATATTGGTAGTCTGTCAATTACGGGTACGGCTAACATTGTTCTTACAGGTGTTGGAGCCACTGGCGAAGTTGGCGATGCAACCGCTAGGATAAATGTATCGGTTATTCCAACGGGTGTTGAGGCAACAGGTGAAGTTGATGATGTAACTGTATCTGCTGACGCAATTGTAAGTCCAACGGGTGTTTCAGCAAATGCTCTTCTTGGGCCAGAAATTGTTTTCTCTGGCGTTGGCGATGCGCAGATATCTACTGCTCAATATAAGTTTGGTGGATCAAGTCTTCTACTTGATGGCACTGGCGATTCTGTTGTATCCGATGGGACTTATAACTTTGGTGGCGATCCGTTCACTGTTGATATGTGGGTGCGTCCGACAAGTGGAACTCAAGACGGCATCTTTTTTGATAGCAGAGATTCAACATCCAATAATGCAATAGCTCTTCGTCAGTCTTCGGATAACTTACTGGTTCTTCGTGGCAACACTACTTTATTCAACATTAATGCTGTGTTCTCTGTTGATACTTGGGTTCACATAGCGGTCACAAGAGGTGATCCTTTTGGAAACACTTATTCTGTTTTTGTAGACGGAGTAAAACAAGACAGCACCCTCTTTGGCGTAACAGCTACCGCAGCAGACATACACATTGGCTCTGACTTTAACGGTTCTAATAACTGGGAAGGTTATATTGACGAGCTTCGTGTATCTACAGTTGATCGTTATGATGGCTCTGACTTCACGCCAGAAACGAGTGAATATACGAGCAGTGCGAACAGTCCTGTTTTATTACATTTCGACGGCACTAATGGTTCAACCGACTTTGTAAACAGCGGTAGTGTAAATGCCGTTACCGTAACGGCTGGTGCTATTATCCCAGCAACTGGTCTGGAAGCTACGGGCAGCGTTGGCTCCGTTACCGTATTTGCTGACGCAGTTGTATCTCCGACAGGAGTAGAGGCCACTGGTGAAATCGGTGATGTAACCGTTACTGGTGGAACGGGGATAACGGTTGTTGTTACTGGCCTTCAGGCTACAGGATCAGTAGGTGAAGTGACCGTTACAGGTTCAGCAGTCGTATCTCCGACAGGTGTTGCGGCAACTGGTGAGGTGACACCGCCGATAGTTTGGGGTAGAATCATTCCAGACCCGGAAACAACATGGTCTGAAGTAAACCCTTCAAGCTCCACAACGTGGACGGATATTGCAGCGTAAAGGTGAGGTGAATGCCAAGTACATATACAACAAACGGTGGCATAGAAAAGATCGCATCCGGCGAACAGTCGGGTACATGGGGTCAAACCACCAACGATAACTTTGATATCATTGACCGTATCACAAACGGTGTAGGTTCTATAACTTTATCAGGTACAAGCTCAAATCTGCAAACAGCGGACGGTGTTTTGTCGGATGGACAGTATAAAGTTCTTGTTCTTGGTGGCACACCTAGCGGAACGCACACGATTACGGTACTACCTAATAATGCGCAGAAACTTTACTTTGTCGTAAACAACTCAGGGCAAAGTGTGATCTTTGACCAAGGCTCTGGCAGTAACGTAACGATTGCTAATAACGACAGTGCAATCATTTACTGTGATGGCGGCGGTGGCTCTGCGGCTGTTAAAAAAGTTCTATTGAACTATCTTGAGGATTCAGACATTGGCTCAACTGTTTTGGCTTATGACTCTAATCTTCAGGGTTTTGTCGATGCGTTTACTTTACCAACATCTGATGGTACAAGTAATTATGTGTTGGCGACAAATGGGTCTGGCACAATCTCCTTTTCTGAACGGGCAACCCCCGCACAGGCAAGAGGATACGCCATATCGTTTTCACTTGTTTTCGGAGCTTAAAGGAGATTAACACATGGCTGCACCGAATATCGTAAATGTCTCCACCATTACGGGGAAGACAGCAAAGGTTGCTTTAACAAGCACCTCTCAAACAACCCTCGTGAGCAACGCTGCTTCGAGTAACCAAGTCTTTAAGATTAACATGATTCAAGTTGCTAACGTGGATGGCAGTAACGCATGTGATGTTACTGTGGATGTACACAGCGCAGCGTCTGGTGGTGGTACAGCATACTCACTTGCAAGTACAATATCTGTACCTGCGGATGCATCGCTTGTTGTTTTGGATAAGAACACTGCGCTATACTTGGAAGAGAATACATCCATAACTGCAACAGCAGGCACAGCAAGTGACCTTGAGGTTTTGGTGAGCTACGAAGAAATCTCGTAAGGGGATAAAAAATGGCTAAAGGCAAAGGCGGTTTTCTAGGTCAAGACGGCCTTAACGCTCCAGATGAACCAACAGGTGTAAGCGCAAGCGCAGGTAGCACGCAGGCCACCGTAAGTTTTACTGCTCCTGAAAATACTGGTGCGTCAGCAATTACTGGTTATAGGGTGCAGTCTGATAATGGTGATGGTTACACGAATAACCTTTTTAACTTATCGGTTGCGAGTTATGACAATATCAGCTTTAGTGTAAATAGCCAAGATTTAGTCCCAATGGATGTTCGTTTTAAGTCAGATGGCACTAAAATGTACGTTTTGGGCAGAGGTAATGATCGCGTCTACCAATATTCTCTAAGTACAGCATTTGACATTTCAACTGCGTCTTATGATTCCGTATCATTTTATGTCGGCTCACAAGACGCTAATCCTTACGCTTTTGAGTTTAAGCCTGATGGCTCAAAGTTTTACATGGTAGGAAATTCTAATGATACGGTGTATCAATATAGTCTTTCTACTGCTTGGGATATGTCAACTGCTTCCTACGATAGCGTCAGTTTTAGTGTATCTTCTCAAGACACAGCACCATACGGGGTGACGTTTAACGATGACGGAACCAAAATGTATATTTTGGGTTTAATAAACGATAGCGTTTTTCAGTATACTTTATCTACAGCTTATGATTTATCTACAGCTTCTTATGACAGTGTTAGCTTTTCGTTCACCAGTCAAGATAATGCCCCTCTAGGTTTTGTTTTCAATAATGACGGAACAAAAGCCTTTATGAGCGGAAATACGGGGGATTCTGTATATCAATATACTTTAAGTACCGCATATGACATATCTACTTTGTCCTATGATAGTGTGTCTTTCTCTGTTTCGCAGGAAACTAACCCACAAGGCATAACTTTTAACAATGACGGCTCCAAAATGTATATTTTGGGGTCTACTTCCGATACGGTTTATCAATATACATCAGGTGCGGGTGGCAGTTACCCTACGGAATCACCTATTACTGTCTATGGTCTAACCAACGGCACAAGCTACACGTTTAACGTCTGGGCAATCAATGCGTCTGGTTGGTCTGCTCCTAGTGAGGCGAGTGATGCGGTTACTCCACAAGCCACTCGTGCGCTCTGGAGTATGTACGGCAATAGCGTTACTGAAATAGAGTATGTCATCGTGGAAACGCTTGGCGATACAACTGATTTTGGTGATTCTACACAGGGTCGATACGGTGGTGGTTCAGTGTCTTCTTCTACCAGAGGCGTTTGGGCAGCGGGGTATACCAATACATATGTAAACACTATGGATTATGTGACCATAGCAACTACTGGTAACGCATCTGATTTTGGTGATTACGGGTATAGCGCTAGATGGGTAGGCGGTGGAGTTTCTAACGGAACAAGAGGAATTTTTACTGGAGGGTATAACGGCTCCACAATAACACAAAACAATTACATAACTATTGCCTCTACTGGAAACGCAACTGGCTTTGGCAGCACGGATAGCAACGCAAGTATGTATTCTTGTGGCGCAGCTTCGCCAACTCGTGGCGTTTGGGCGGGATACCAAAACACAAGTTTTTCTAACATAAATAACATTAACTACGTAACTATCGCTACTACTGGAAACGCCAGTGATTTTGGTGATCTAAGCGTTACCCGTGCGAGAATCGGTGCTTTTGGTAGTGATACAAGGGCAGTGTTCGGTGGCGGTGATGGTGGTACAAACGTGATTGACTACATCACAACAGCATCCACAGGAAATGCTACGGACTTTGGTGATTTGCTTACCGCTGGATATGGTGGTTCTGGAACAAGCAGTAACGTGCGAGGCATTTTTGGCGGATATGACACCGCGCAATTACAATATGTAACTATCGCAACCACTGGTAATGCGGCTGATTTTGGTGATCAAACGCAGGCAGATCGGTATACCGCAGCTTGTTCTAGCAATCACGGAGGACTTCAATAATGCCCAATTATCAAGGTGTATGGAACCTCTCCACGCAGTATCAGAATGCTAGTGGTTGGCCTCTTCCGCCTTTGGGCGGCGATGCCGCATACTTTCAACGAACACAAGCTACTACGAATGCCATGCAGTATGTATTTATTTCCACAACGGGAAATACAAGTGTTTTTGGAAACCTAACATATAATTCTTATGGTAGCGCAGGGTGTGGTTCTGCGACAAGAGGAATAATACGACACGGAAACACTCAAAATACAAGCTACAAGTATATTGAATATTTCACTCTATCCATACTAGGGTCAAATGGCGCAAACTTCGGTGACGCTACTGTTGCTATTCGTGAAATGGGGGCTTTAAGCAACAGCACAAGAGCGGTTTTTGGGGGCGGTACTGAGCCAAGCCCTACAAACGTAATGGACTACATTACAATAGCCACAACCGGAAACGCAACGGATTATGGGGATTTATGGGGAACTGTAGACGGCGTATCGGGTACAGCTTCTTCGACAAGAGGGTTGTTTGCTGGTGGGCGAATCGTAAACACAAAGCAGAATGTGATAAATTACATTACTATAGCATCTACAGGAAACAGTACGGACTTTGGTGATCTAACTTTATCAAGATATGGTGTTGGCGCTTTATGTAATGGAACGAGAGCCGTTTTTGGTGGTGGAGCAATAGATTCTGGTTTGACCGCTAATAATACAATAGATTATGTGACGATTGCCTCAACAGGTAATGCTTCCAATTTTGGTGATTTAACCGTAGCACGATATTCAACATCAGGTACGTGCAATGCTACAAGAGGATTGTTTGCTGGCGGCTGGGGCAGCAATGTAATAGACTATATCACAATTGCGTCCGTAGGAAACGCTACTGATTTTGGTGACTTGACTTCTAATGTTTTTTCTAATGCCGCTACTTCAGGTTCTCACGGAGGACTTTCATAATGCCTAAACGTTACCAAGGAAACATTATTACCGATACTCCGACTGATCCTGATGGAAATTATGAGAACAGCGTAGCAAGCGGCGTGTGGTCACTAGGGGAAGCATTAGCCTTTGGTAAGCAAGGACTTTGGCCCACAGCGGGTAATGCCGCGCCGAAAGCCTTATTTATGGGAGGAGAATACTCTGGCGGCATACGAGTAAATACTGTTGACTCTATAGATATAACAACTCTTGGCAATGCAACAGATTTCGGAGACTTACTAAGTATTGGTTCGTTTGCTGCTTGCAATATTGCATCTTCTACGCGTGGCATAAATTATGGCGGTGGTCAAAACGGCACTAACGTAATTCAGTATTTCACAATAGCAACTGCGGGTAACGCTACAGACTTTGGTGATGCCACTCAAAACATAAATGAAAACGCAGGCATTAGTAATGAAACACGAGGCATATCAGCTTGTGAGGGTACTTCAAACCGCATTGAGTATATAACAATAGCTTCTACGGGAAATGCGACAACCTTTGGTAATGATTTGACATTGTACCGCGTTAGGCTTGCAGGGGCTAGTAGTTCAACAAGAGGTTTAATTGCAGGGGGATTTGGTCAGTCACAATACAGGAACCAAATAGCTTACATCACAATAGCAACTACAGGTAATGCTACAGATTTTGGGGATTTAGCTTATGCACGTTCTGATTTAAATGGCATGTCTACTGATACAAGAGCTGTGTTTTCAGGCGGTTACAACGGCAGTTATCAGAGCTATATGGATTATGTGACAATAGCTTCAACAGGTAATGCGACAGGATTTGGTAATCTTTCTGACTATTACTCTAGTTGGGGCTGTACTTCTGGGGGTACAAGAGGCGTGGCAGCGGGGCCAAGTAAGGCACCTACTGGGGAGTCTCCTCTTAATACAACTATAATTGATTACATCACAATCCCGACCGCTGGCAACGCGGCTGACTTTGGGGATTTGACGGTTTCACGAACAAGAGTAGCTGCATGCTCAAATTCACATGGTGGTTTACAATAGGGAGAATGAAATTGCCAAAAGACACAAATAGTTCAATTGCACTAACTACACCAGACATCAATATTCAGCTTCCACAAGCAAAGCCTGAATATAAGTCTATGCTGGCTAACATTGCCGACAAAGCCCCTGCGATCGCACAGGCATCTAGTAACTTCTACAAGTCACACTCACAGATGATGTCGGTGACGCTCGACGTTACGGCAATCACGCCGATCCGTTCTGTTAAGCACAGCCTCGCAGAGATTGAAAAGACTAAGTCGGCTTTGCAAGAGGGCTACTTCCGAATGAAGAAGGAAGAGGTCAAGCTCAAGAAGCTAGAGCGTAAGCTGGAAGAAGAAACAGACGATCTTGAGCGCGAGATGCTTGAGATTAAGATCAATGAAAAGCAGGCGCAAGCGGCGTCTTCTCGTGGCTACGTTGAAGCGGCAGTCCGCAAGCTAAACTTCTTTACCAATCAGTATGAAAACCTGATGAAGAAGATCGGCAAGGATGAGCTTACTGAGGCTGATTATGAGCTTGAGGAAGTTAAATATCACATTATGACCTGTATGAAGCAGGCACTAAACGCAGCGCGTAGTCGCAATGGTATGATTGACGAAGGAAATCTAATCTATGTGTTTGACTTGGGGATCAACGCAGCGCAGGCACAAGCAGAAGTTTATTCTTACCTGCAATGGGAAAACGAAATAATCAAGCAAGGTAAGGCACCAGAGCATCACCACACGGTTCAGTGGCTAGAGGCGTGTGCAGAAAAGTGGGCGCATTGTCCTGCGGCCTTTGCAAATAGCCGTGGATTTGATATCTTTGATCCAACGTCTTTGACGAACACCCCTCAACTAGAGGATAATTCAGATGCCGCTCCAGAAGCTACAGTTCCAACCGGGGATAAATAGAGAGTCTACCTCATACAGCAATGAGGGCGGCTGGTACGACTGTGACAAAGTTCGCTTTCGTATGGGATACCCTGAAAAGATAGGTGGCTGGACAAAGATAGGTAACAACTCTTTTTTGGGTTCTTGTCGTGCGCTGCATTCGTGGCGCACTATTGCTTTGGACAATTATCTTGGGCTTGGCACAAGCGACAAATATTATATTGAAAGCGGTCAAGGTTATTATGACATCACCCCTATACGTTTGAATGCACCGCCCAATGAGAACATTGAAGTAACCCCGTCAGGTGTAGCGGCTTCAGGTGGTGTGGGAGACATTACTGCTAACACTGATATTGGAATTATTACAGACCCACCTTCAGGCACAGGTCAGGTCGGTCAGGTTTCTGTAAACACTGACGGCGCAGATGTTATGGTGGTTGTACCAGCAAGCGATAGCTTGTCAGCCACTGGGTTAGTTGGCTCAGTAACAATAGGTGGCAATCTTGACACATCTGTGACACTGACAGGCGTTGAGGCGAGTGCAGGTGTTACAGCCCCCGCGACAGTATCCGTAAGTGAAGGTGTTCCAATTATCACTTTTGCTGCTGTTGATGGATCATCTACGATTACAGTAACTCACTCTGAACATGGCGCAGTCACTGGAGACTTTGTTACCTTCACTAATGTTGAGAGCCTTGGCGGGAATATAACGGCGGATATTCTCAACCAAGAGTATAAGATTGATGAGGTTTTGACTGGCGGTACTTACCAAATCACGGCAAGAGAAGTTAATTCTGTAGCTGATATTACTGTTGATGGCGTATATACACCTGTAGCAGTCACAGCAAATTCTTCTGACACAGGTGGTGACGGTGGTGATTATACGGTAGGTGATTATCAAATAAATGTGGGCTTAAACACCTCTGTCTTTGGCAATGGTTGGGGCGCAGGTACTTGGTCTCGCGGTGCGTGGGACTCTGCTGCATCTATTGATGTGTTGACCGATACATTGAGACTTTGGTCTCACGATAACTTTGGTGAAGATTTACTCATTAACATTAATAATGGAAACATATATTACTGGGACGCATCTGCCGTTAATCCTCTTGAAACAAGAGCGACAGCAATTAGCGATCTTACTGGGTCTATCGACGCACCTATTGTAGCAAACAAAGTTATTGTTTCGGATGTTGACAGACACGTAATTGCTTTTGGTGCAAACCCATTAGGTAGCACGACACAAGACCCTCTGCTTATTCGCTTCTCTGATCAGGAAAACGTACTAGACTGGAGGCCGACTACCACAAATACAGCAGGTGATTTGCTTGTGGGTTCTGGTTCTCGCATTGTAACAGCAGTAGAAACACGGCAGCAGATTATTGTTTTTACTGACGTATCTGTCCATACAATGCAGTATCTTGGGCCACCCTTTACATTTGGAATCAATATGATCTCTGAAAACGTAACGATAGCGAGTCCTAACTCTGCCATATCTATTGAAGACAATGTGTACTGGATGGGTAAGAACGAGTTTTATGTATACACGGGTGCGGTTCAAAAACTACCTTGTACTGTGAGAGATTATGTATTCAGTGATTACAACGAAGATCAGGCAGAAAAAATATTTGCAGGTTCAAATACTGCGTTCTCTGAGGTGTGGTGGTTCTACCCATCTGCGGACAGTGATACGGTAGACCGATACGTTGTTTTTAATTATCAACAGAACATCTGGTATTACGGCACATTGGATCGGGGTGCTTGGATTGATCGTGGTGTTCAGGACTATCCGATTGCTGCGGGGGTAGACGGCTATTTATATTATCAAGAGAATGGCTTTGATGATGGCAGCACGTCACCCTCCACAGCAATAACCGCACACATAGAATCTAGTCAGTTTGATTTAGGGGACGGTAATAACTTCTCATTTGTAAGCAGAATTATTCCCGACATAACCTTCAGAAGCTCTAGTGTTAACAATCCATCCGTTGTTTTTACAATGAAAGCGAGGAACTTTCCGGGCGGCGACTACCTTCAAGACGACGACAGCACAGTAACAAAAACTTCTTCCGTACCAGTAGAGCAGTTTACCAATCAGGCATATGTTAGATTGCGGGGTAGGTCGATGGCACTTCGTGTAGAGTCTACCGAAACGGGTGTTGCATGGAGACTGGGTTCTCCACGTATGGATGTCAGGCAGGATGGGCGTAGATAATGGCAACCAGAGAAGCACCAGTCCCATACTTCCCAAATGCACCGCATGCGTATGATCATCGGTATATGACAGAAGTGGTGCGGGCATTCTCTTTGTACCTTGCTCAAGCGCAGAACCCCGGAACTGCTGTATTTAATACTCTTAATCTGTTAAACTTGCCAACATACGAAGATAACTCTGCCGCTATAGCTGGTGGCTTGTCAGTAAATGACGTGTATAAAACTGCCACTGGCGAACTGAGGATAGTGATATGACTGAGAAAAAAGTTATACCTTTGAAGAAGGAAACAAAGGAAGAAAGTAAAAGTGTTACGGTCTTTGCAACAGGGCCGAAGCCAGCAGGCGGGAGTACTTTGTAATGGGATTTTTAGATGACGTAAAAATGGGACTTGGGCTGAAAGAGAAAACCCAAGACTACAAGGATAGAACAGAAAAAACTAAGTCTATAAATAAAGCAATCTCTAGTGGGGATACCTCTGCGTTTAAAGACGACCCAGCTATGATGTCTCGTTATAAACGTGAATCCATGATGGACAGAATGGGTGGTGCAAGCGACAACTCTGGGATTAAATCTATTAGTGGCGGGAATACCCCTGCAGAAGAAGACATGTCATCTATATATGATGAGAATCGTCGTCGCTACGAAGAGTTCATGAAGAATCAACAGCCACAACAGCCATCGGTAACACCAGAGATGCGTCAAGCTGCACTACAAACCTTTGAATCTCAACAGGGTGCAGGTCAAGTTCCTTATTATATGGCAGCAGCGCGTAACCAGTATAATCCAAACATGAGTCCAGCATTCCAATACGCGGCACAGAACTATGATGTTCTTGGTGGATCGCAGCGTCTTGCCCCACGCCCTATGGAGATGATGAGCGTAGCAGAACGCGGTCAGATCAATGACATGGCACAAGCTATGGCAGATCAAGAAGCGAAGCAACGACAGGCTGAAACTGATTACCAAGCTGGCATGGACATGGTTATGCGCGGCGGTATGGGTAAGGGTGGCCCTCGAACTGGCCCTCAGTTCCCAGAAAATAGAATGCCCGGCTATGGTGGCATGGGTACACCTCCTACAAATATGCCTCGTTTTGGGGGAAAAGGCGGTGGTGGGGTTGAGCCTCAGATTCCACCGATGAGACAACCACCAAGCAGACAACCAGTCATGCACGGTGGTAGACCTATACCATTTGCATCTATACTCGCTTCTAGATTTGGTGGATTTGGAGGTCAATAATGGCACACACTATTCTTGATGACTGGAAAATACTGCCACGCCTCATGATGCTGGCTGTGACTGTCCTTACCTATAAGGCGGTTCTTTGGTTTATGACACTGCCCGATCCCACAGTTGCTCAGTCAGGTTTGGTCAGCGTCTGCATGGGCGCACTCACTGGCTGTTTCGGCATCTGGATGGGTAAGGAAGCTAAGACGACTGTGACGCAAACACAGACAAGCTCTAAGGTGGAGTACGATGTGGACAAGTGATGCCATAGTTACTCACTTGATAGTGAAGCTACTTGAGCTTGTCCTTGGCGTTGAGATGACCATGTATGGGAGTGTAATGGTATGATCCAAGCATTGATAGGGCCGATAGCTGAACTGGCAGGTGGATGGCTGAAAGGCAAAGCAGATGCACAAGCGGCTGCAGCCAATCTCAAACTTGTAGAGGCGGAAGCGAAAGCGACCATAATGAAAAGTGCCGCTACGTCAGAAGCCGATTGGGAGCGTCTGATGGCACAGGGTTCGCAGAACTCGTGGAAAGACGAGTGGTTAACAATACTATTCAGCGTACCATTGATCTTATGCTTCCTACCATTTGAATGGGCAGAACGTGCTGTCACGAATGGGTTTGCGGCACTAGAGTCTATGCCTGATTGGTATCAATACACGTTAGGTGTTATCGTGGCTGCATCTTTTGGTGTGCGGTCAGCAACTAAATTCTTTGGCGGGAAGAAGTAGTGGAAAACATTAAGCTGCCCATAACTATCATTGGAGTCATCATCTTGCAGATTGGTGGCTTTATTTGGTGGACTGCGCAGCAAGCAGCAACCATTGCTGATTTAGAGGAAACGGTAAACCAGCTTGGTTCTAAGATGGCTATTGAAGATAACGTCAATCTCAAGCGCGATGTTAAAGACGCATTTATGGAGATTGAGTATCTGTGGGATGAAACCGAAGAGATTTGGGAAGACCATGAAGGTTTGGCCCGTACAATTGGTGCAATTACCTCACTGCAGCAGCGTGTAGCGTTGCTTGAAAACGAACTTAAATACATCAATCGTGACCACGAGGGGATGTTGGATATGAAAGGGAGTATGAAATAATGCCATACAAACTAGGAAACCGTAGCGTACAGAAGCTAGAGGGTGTCGATGAGCGCATGCAAGCAGTTGTTCGTGCGGCTATCGGTCAGTCGAAGCAAGACTTCTCTGTGATTTGTGGACTCAGAACCATCGAAGAGCAACGTGCATTGGTTGCTAAGGGTGCGTCAAAGACTATGAAGTCCAAGCACCTAGACGGTGTGGCAGTTGACCTAATGGCCTACGATGGATCAATGACCCCTGCAGGACGTTGGGAGTTAAATCTGTATGATGAGATAGCTGATGCGATGAAGCGCGGGGCTGAAGAAGTTGGTGTTGGTGTATGTTGGGGCGCGGCTTGGGCTGTCGAAGGTCATGGGTATCCGTTCGATATTCGTGAGTGGGACGGCACAATGGAAGACGCGATGAATGCATATGTTGACCTACGTCGATCACAAGGTAAGCGTCCATTTATTGATGGGCCTCACTTTGAATTGATCGTTTAAAGGATAAGTGCTAAAGTTCAATTGAACTTCTGGAGATTGTTATGGTTCTGCCTCTGTTATTTAGTATGGGTCTTCCCGCATTAGCTGGTACTGGTGCGCTTGGTGCTACACTTGGTGCCATGTCAGTACCCGCACTTGCTGGCATCGGGGCAGGATTGGGATCGTTTATACAGACAGGTGATCTTGGTGAGGGCATCCAGACAGGTCTTACATCTTTCTTGGGTGGAAAGATTCTTGGTGGCCTTTCTGGCTCAACATCTCCTGCGGCAGTAAGCACAGCTCCCGCTGCTCAGGCTCCTGCTACAGGTGGATTCCTTCAAGCTGGCCCCGCTGCAACAGAAGTGGCAAAGCAGGGTGCCACAGGGTTTGCGGGTAAGTTACTAGGGCCAGACCTTGCGGGTAAGCAGTTCTTTGACTCCACTATCGGTGGCGCAGTTGGCTTAGGTCAGCAAGCATTCATGCCTGCTTACATTGGTCAGACCATGTCAGATGCGTTTGCATATAACCGTGCGGCAGAAGATGCAAAGAAGAAGGATGACGAGGAGAAGGAAGCTGGAAGGCCACCTATGCCGAACCCAATGCAGGTAAGCTACAACCCTGATCCTTATGCATCAGGTGGTGGTGAGGGACTTTACTTCCAATATACACGTCCGCCACGCAGAGATGGCTACGAGCCACAATACCCATACTACTATGCAGAGGGTGGATTAGTTGAGCTTGGAGAGCAGCAACGCATGCTAAGGGACACGCCTATGCAAGCAATGGGCGGTCATCCAATGTTCTCAAGTCTTGGTCAGCAACTAGCTAATGCAGTCACAAGTCATTACGGTCAAAAAGTTCCACCCTTCATCAAGAAGATAGAACAGGACGCTCGCTCTGAATTTGGAGATGATATCTTTGTGCAGCAAGCATCACAGGTTCCAACTCTAGGTGGCAATAAAGGTGCGCAGGTAACAAATCCTACTCAAATAGATCAACGTAAGATGAACCTGTATGATCTTTTAGGTCAGCAAAATTCTCCGTTTAGAGATACAGTTGTTGGGATGGCTGAAGGCGGTGAAGTAGATATGGTGATGGAAGAGAATGGCATGAATGAGAAGGATGTCATTGTTGAGGCCATCGAAGCAATCAAAGGAATGTCTGAGCAGCCAGAGATAGCACTTGCTATGTTTGTTCAGAAGTACGGCGAGGACGCACTGCGCGATCTTGTCGGGCGAGTGCAGTCGGGAGAACTAGATGACACTGTCGCTCGTTTTGAGGAAGGTGAGAAGGGAATGGTTCGTGGGCCGGGCGATGGTTCTGGTGTAGACGATATGGTTCCTGCAACACTTGAGGGTGAGCAAGATGTTCTCTTGTCTGATGGGGAGTTCGTTTTGAGGAAGAAGACTACCGATGCTTTAGAGAAGGCATATGGCGGTGGATTCCTTGATATTGTTAACCGTGCCGAAGAGGAAGCTCCAGAGAAACTTCAACAAATGGTGGGATAGTGAGAGTTAGCTTGGTGCCGACAGAGGCAGTAGGCCATGTATGGAAGGATGTTGATAGAGTACTAAAGAAGGCGGTAGCCACAGTAGATAACAAAGCTGAAATGATAGACATATTAGACGGCATTTACGATGGCACTTACGTTCTTTGGGTTGTGATAGATGAGCAAGATGATGTAATTGCTGCATTCACTACACGGCTTATAGTATATCCTCAACGGAGAGCCTTGGCTTTAGACTGGGTAGGCGGGACGCGCATGAAAGAATGGGAAGATCAGTTGATCGACACTATGCGCCGATACGCAAATGAGTTAGACTGTAGTCATCTAGAAGGCTATGGACGGAAAGGTTGGGGTAGAGCTTTGAAGAAATATGGATTCTATCCTGAGTACATAGCCTACCGAATGGAGTTATAAGATGGGCAAGGGCGGTTCAAAACAACAGGCACCTACTGATAGCACGGTACGTCAAACAAACCTACCTGAGTACGCTGATCCGTACTTTCGTCGGATGCTGCAGGGTGCCGAAGAAGCCCTTATGCCATTTCAAGATGATCTGAGTAGCCCGATCTACGATGACGCAGGTAACATCACAGGCTTTGGTCAAAAGTCCACTTACATGCCGTATCAAGGTGAGCGCATTGCGCCATCTTCTATGTATGGGGATATCCAAGCATCTCGTGCCATGACACGCGGTATCGCACAGTCTGGTATTGCAGGTATGCCAGAAGCTATGGATGCAGCAAGATATGGTATGGGGTATGGGCAAGAAGCACTTGCTGGCCTATCTGGTCTTGCCAATTATCAGACTGGTGACTTTTCTGCATATGAGCCAACATCAATGCGCGGAACTTTTCAGGCTGCTGATACGGGCAGTTTTGCGGATGAGTTCCAAGCTGTTTCACCCAATAGATATACAGGCTTTAGAGAAGCTGAGTTCACTCCGTTTGGTGGATTTGATGAGTATCAGTTCCGTGGGCCATCAGAGTTTAGTCAGTTTGAGTTCCGCCCAGACTATCAATTCCAACAGTTTCAGTTCCAACAGCCTGAGAGATTTACCTCTGGAGCCGCACAGCAATATATGTCTCCTTACATGGATGCAGTTGTTCAAGAGCAAAAGCGTGGAGCCATTCAGGATTTTGAACGAAGCCAAGCAGGTCGAGATGCAGCGGCAGTACAAGCGGGCGCGTTCGGTGGGTCACGTCAAGCCGTAGGGCAGTATCTCGCGGAAGAGGGGCTACAAGAACAACTTGGCGGCATCGAAGCGATGGGTCGTCAACAAGCGTTTGAGCAAGCAGCGCAGCAATTTGGCCTTGATCGTGCGGCTCGTATGGAAGCTGAAGCTCGTCAAGCAGGTGAATTTGGCAGGGTTCAAGCAGGTCAAGCTGGCGAGCAGGCTCGTGTTGACCAAGCTCGCTACACTGAGTTGGCATCTCGTGAGCAGGCGCAAGCCGCAGAATATGCTCGTGCAGGGGATCAAGAGGCAGCAGAACGCGCTCGTGTACAGGCAGCTAAATATCAAGACTTGGCGCGTATACAGCAAGGACGCGCAGCAGAGATGGGTCGAGTTCAGGCAGCCCAAGCATCGGAAAATGCTCGTGTGGATGCAATGCTACAGCAGGAAGCGGCAAGGACTCAGGCAGGTCGTGTAGCTGAGTTGGGTCGTGCGCAAGGTCTGAGTGCCTCAGAGATTGCAAGAATACAAGCTGCAGAAGCAGGGGAGCAAGGTCGCCTTGATACCCTTGGTGCATCAGAGTTAGCTCGTATACAGCAAGCAATAGAACAGTCTCGTCAGTTTGGGGCAGGTCAAGGACTCGCCGCATATCAAGCAATGATGAGTGGCGCAGGTCAATATGCAGGGCTAGGTGCGGGTCTCGCTAGTCTTGGTGAGCGTCAACGTGCAGCAGATATTCAGGGCGCACAGCTACTTGAAACAATTGGTCGTGATATCCGTGCAGAGGATCAGGCGCGTCTTGATCTGGCATACGAAGACTTCTTGCGTCAGCGTGACTACCCAATCACACAGTATGAACGCATGGCAGGTATCCTACGCGGTGTGCCAGTAACGCCGAATGTGGAGCAGCAACGCTTTGCAAGCTACAACCCAATTCAACAGGCACTGGGTGCAGGTATATCGGCTCTAGGTTTGTATAAAGGTCTATCGGCATGAACATAATTGAGTTACAGGACAGCTTAAAAGACTTACCAGACAGCGCATTGATGAAAGAGATGCAGATGCCTACGGGGACTGCACCACAGTTTCTTGTCCTGAGTGAACTTAAACGCCGCAAACGTATGCGTGATGACTTCCAACGCCAGCAAAACTCTAACATGCCGACCGTAGCAGAAGAAGTTGTCACAGCCGCAGGTATGCCACAAGAAGGCATTATGGGCGCAGCACGTGCGATGGCACCGAATACAAACGTAGCCCAGAATACAGGTATGGACATGGCAGCACCAGTCCCTGCCACACGCGCACCGCAACCACAAATGATGGCAGATGGTGGTACCGTTAGAATGCAGACTGGCGGTTTTGCTGCTCGTCCCGGCCCTATGCTAGGCGGCACCGCGACAGCTATTGCTATGTTGCGTGAGAATTATCCAGATGTGTACGAACAGTACAAAGACGATCCAAATGCGTTGGCTTACGCAGCGGCACAACTAGCAGAGTCTGCAAGAACCCCAGAGCTAACAGGTTTAGAAGAACTTGAGGCTCCAAGAGATTACGACCTTCTCCAGAGTTTGTTTACAGACCCGTCTAACCGCGCCGTTACAGAGAAGCAAAGAGAGATTGCTGCTACCCAAGACGAACGTGAGATCGCAGCTCAAATAGAAACCGCAAATAAACTACGTGGTATGTCAGAAGATGACCCGATGTTTACTGAAGGTTCTTTGGTTGAAATGCTTGCAGGGACACCAGAAGGCGGGTTCCCACGCAAAATACCTGTGACGAGTGTAGAAGGTAGCATGGTCTCTCCTGAGCTAGACGACTACTTACCTCCTAGCGATATAGAATTACCACCTCAAGATATGGGCATCCGTTCACTATCTGGTTTTGGTGAGGTTCCACAAGCTCCCACAATGGATGCAGGGTTTACCGCACCAGAGACAGACTTCTCTCTCGAACCGGGTAGTCCCGCCGAAACCGATGCAATTCGTGAGTATTTGCGGGGTGAAGGGTCAAGGAAACCGGGCCTAATCGACGATCTTGATCGCGGGGCAGTTGCTTCAGATAGAATTAGAGAAGATAGTATTGGTGCTAGAGAAAGTTTATATTTCCCTACTAGCAACGATATTATTAGGAGTTTAGACGAGGAAGACCTTATCCCAGACATGCTAAACAGACGCGCTCAAGAGTATCTGCAGAGCGATATGTACACGCCGCCAGAAGAGATTTATGATCTAGGGCCAAAAGGACGTATTAAGTACGAAACTGAAGACCCTGCAGAGCGTGACAAGTTGTTTGCAGAAACAGCACAACGTGAGTTCTTAGAACGTCAGGCAGCAGATGCAGCGGCAGAGCAACGTGCGATAGATTTAGACGCGCAGCTTCAAGCTGAAAGCCGTGCAGCAGAACGTATCGGCGACAAGATTGCATCCGATCAACCAGAAGAACCTGTGGGTGTAGGAGAACAATTAGCTGCCTTCATAGCTGGTAAAGTAGGAGAGGCTCAAGACTACCTTGATGAGCGCAAGATAGTTAGAGAAGCTGATAAATCTAGCGAAGTAGTTCTTGGCGAAGGCGCAGAGATTACTCCACAAAAAAGCCCAGAAGCAGCGGCTGCACAACAAGAGATTGAAAATCTACGCAAGCAAATTGCAGAACTATCTAAGTCTGGTAGCGGCGGTACAGCAGGCGAAGCGGCGGTTATGAAAGCCCTATCTGCAAGACAGAAAGCAGCCGAATCAGACAAGTGGATGGCACTAGCACGTACAGGTGCAGCGATCATGGCATCTAAATCACCCACACTTGGCGGTGCAGTCGGTGAAGGTTTGGGTGTTGGTCTTGAGTCACTATCTAAGTCTAAGAAGCAGGCACAGGATTATGAGATTGCTATGGCAAAAGTTAGGGCAGCTATGGCGCGTTCAGGTCGAGCTAAAGCTCTCCCTGCCAGTGCGCTTACATCTGCTAGAAGTGCAGTAGAAGCTGCACAAGAATTAGTGCTTTCAGCAACAACAGACCCCGAAAGATTAGCCGCGCAAAGAACTCTTGACGAAGCAATAGCACGAGAAAATGCTTTAAAACGGATATTCGATGCTTCTTATGGTGTTCCTGTTGCTAACACAAAAGGTGCAGGTGGCGTTAAAAACATCAACCTAACAGGTAAATAAGGTGTATACATATGGGTGTCTACGAGTACATCGACCCACAAACAGGGCAAGGCTACAACTTTACTATTGCCGGAGATGCACCTTCAAACACTGAGTTTGCACAGATAAGGCAAATTCTTGACCAAGATAGAGCAGGATTTGCTACTGAGTTTGAAGAGACTTTTGGTGAAACTCCTGAAGATGAACGCGAAGGTATAGTTCGTGAGAGCTTACGCCGTGGATACCAAAACATAAAACAAGCTGTCGGCGAGGCAGTTGGCACAGTTGGCGAACAATCTGGGCTTGG